AGATAATATAAGTTACGAAGATGATTATGAAGATAGTTTTTTACAAAGACGAGCAATTATATGGACGTTAAGTTTTACTATTAAATTAAACTTCTTTGGTCCGATATCAAAGCAAGGTGTTATTCGTTCTGCGACAGTTAACACTTTTAGTGATAGAGAATTATCTAATGCTTCTCAGCGGTATAACGTGACTACATCACCATCTGATGCTTTAAATACGGATGATTTTAATTTTGTAGAAACATTTGAGGGCTTCTAATGAACTTAAATAAAAAATTAGAAGAACTTTTTAATCTAGAAGAACAGAGTGACACGTTTCCTATTATTTCTAAAACAGATAATGAAATTAAAGTAGATGATTTTGAACTAGCTAGAAATACTATGAGGGATTTAATAGCTAAGAATAGCTCTGTGTTAGATAACTTAGTTGATCTTGCTAGAAATTCAGAAAGTGCAAGAATGTATGAAGTAGCAGGTCAGTTAATGAAAACACAATCAGAAGTTGCAAAAGACTTGATGACCTTACATAAACAGAAAAAAGACGCTGAGGTTGATAGCCCCAGTAAAATAAGTACACAAAACAATATTGTTTTTGCAGGTTCAACGTCTGAGCTTTTAAAAATGATTTCTGCTGAGAGAGCTAAGACAATTGACTCAAAGTAAAAATTCATATAACGGTAATAGATCGTTAAAACAGATAGGATATACAATTGAATATACGTATGAAAATATTCAAGAAATACTTAAATGTAAAGACGACCCTATTTATTTTATAACTTCTTACTGTAAAATAGTATCTCTTGACTCTGAGATGCTTATTCCTTTTGAATTATTCAAGTACCAAGAAACGTTTATAAATCTTATTCAAGATAGTAGACGTGTAATAAGTATGCAGCCTAGACAAATGGGTAAATCTCAAGTGGTAGCAGCTTATGTTTTATGGTATACTCTCTTTAACAATAATAAAACTGTTGCAATCCTAGCGCACAAGTCTGATGGTGCTATGGAGATTCTCTCCCGTTATCAGTTAATGTATGAGAATTTACCTCTATGGATGCAACAGGGTATTAAAACATGGAACAAAGGCGATGTTGAACTCGAAAACGGGTCTTCTGTTTTTACTGCCGCTACTTCTTCTGCTGGTATTAGAGGTAAGTCTGTTAATTTATTATATGTGGATGAAGTAGCGATCATTCCAAATAATATTGCTGAACAGTTCTTTACTTCAGTTTACCCAGTAGTTTCAGCAGGTGAAACAACGAAGATTATACTAACATCTACACCACTAGGCTACAATCACTTCTGGAAGTTTTGGAATGATGCTGAGAATGGTGTTAATGGTTTTAAAGCTCTTAGAGTGCATTATAATGAGCATCCTAAGAGAGATAAGAAATGGGCGGATGATCAAAGAGCTATTCTTGGTGAGCTTAAATTTAACCAGGAGGTGTTATGCGCTTTCCTCGGTTCATCCAATACTTTAATTTCACCAGATACAATAGCAAGGTTATCCCCTAAACCATACACATACTCTAAAGATAATTTAGATATTATTGAAGAACCTAAACATAAACACAACTATTTTATAACAGTAGATACATCCAGGGGAGTTGGAGGGGATTATTCAGCATTCTCGGTAATTGATACCACGGAGTACCCTTTTACTATTGTAGCTAAATTTAGAGATAATAAAATTAGCCCGTTATTATTTCCTAATATAATTTATAAAGTAGCTCGAGATTATAACAATGCGTATGTTCTAGTAGAAATTAATGATATAGGTCAACAGGTAGCAGATATTCTGTACAACGATTTAGAGTATGAAAATATGTTATGGGTAGGTAGTGATACTAGATACGGTCAGGTATTATCATTATCTGGTAAAAATGCTAACTTGGGTGTAAGAACCACAAAACAAATTAAACGTATCGGCTGCTCATCGCTAAAAGCATTAGTTGAGAATGATAAGTTACTGGTATTTGATAAAGATGTTATCTCAGAATTTTCAACCTTTATTGAACATAACGGCTCATATGAAGCTGATGAAGGGTATAATGATGATTTAACTATGACATTAGTTTTATTTGCATGGATTTCAAATGACGTTTTATTTCGTGATTTAATGAATTCGAATAATAGAGAAGCATTATTTAAACAGCAAATAGTAAATATCGAGGAAGAACTCACACCATTTGGTTATCTGTCACAATTCGAAGATGACCCTTTGGTAGAGGTTGTTCAAGGTGATATATGGTTGTCAGATAAATTTCAAAAAGACATTGTTGATTTTTATAAAGAATTTAGATAATGTTAAAAACCGATATTTTATAAATATTACGTACAAAATTCGTAATGAAATACTAACATTATAAGGAGAATAAGATGGCATTTCAGCTTTCACCAGGCGTCTTAGTAACAGAAAAGGATCTTACATCTGTAGTTCCTGCTGTTGCTACTACTGCCGGCGGCTTTGCTGGCGCCTTCCAGTGGGGACCTGTTGACCAGGTTGTCACAATCGATTCGGAGAATAAGCTATTTGAGAGATTTCGCGGACCCAATGATACTACCTTTACGTCATTCTTTACTGCTGCGAACTTTCTGTCATATGGTAATAACTTACAAGTTATCCGAGTCGTTAACAAAGGCACAGCAAAAAATGCAGCGGTTAATAGTGCAAACGCTGTATTAATTACAAATGAAGATAACTACATTAACAATTATACAAACGGTTATGCACCAGTTGGAGAATGGGTAGCTAAATACCCTGGGTTTTTAGGTAATTCTTTAAAAGTTTCTATGGTTGATGGCAACACATGGGCGACTTATTATACAACCTATAAAACAGAATTTGATGGTGCCCCATCAACCTCATCGTATGTTAGCCAATTAAATGGTCAGCATGATGAAATGCATATTTTAGTTATAGATGAAGATGGTTTATGGACAGGTATTCAGGGTGCGGTACTAGAGAAGTTTTCTTTTGTATCTAAAGCAGCAGATGCTAAAAAGCCAGATGGTTCATCAAACTACTATAAAAATGTAATAAATAACCAGTCTAAATATATTTGGTGGTCGTACCATACAGCAACAATTGGTAATAACTGGGGCACAGCTGCGCAGTCAGTTTTATTTGCTAACTTAACATCTAATGTTACTGTATCTTTAGGTGGTGCGGTGTCAGGTGACACTTTGTCAGATGGTAACATCATGACAGCGCTGAATATATTTGCAAATGATGAAGCTTATGACGTTTCATTAATACCATTAGGTGGTGTTTCGTCTACAGTAGCTATTGATGCGATTAATAATGTTGCTGAGAAGCGTAAAGATTGTAAGATAATTATGGAGCAGAAGCAACCGACGTCGTCGCTTTCCGGGAATCATTACCTGATAGTTCATATGCGGTTATGGACTCAGGTTGGAAGTATCAGTATGATAGATACAATGATGTATATCGTTGGATACCGTTAAACGGTGATGTAGCTGGTACAGCTGTAAGAACGGACTTTGTAGCCGATCCTTGGTTCTCTCCAGCCGGGTTTAACCGCGGACAAATCAAGAACGTTGTTAAGCTTGCCTATTCACCTAGTAAGACAGATAGAGATACATTATACAAGAGAAATGTTAACCCTGTGGTTACATTCCCAGGTAATGGTACAGTATTGTATGGTGACAAAACACTACAATCGAAACCATCAGCATTCGATCGTATAAATGTTCGGAGATTGTTTATTGTATTAGAGAAGGCTATTGCTACAGCAGCTAAATACCAACTGTTTGAGTTCAACGATGCATTTACACGAGCTCAATTTAGAAATTTAGTAGAGCCCTTTTTAAGAGATGTACAAGGACGTCGAGGTATTATCGACTTTAAGGTGGTATGTGACGAAACAAATAATACAGGCGAGGTCATTGATAAAAATGAATTCGTTGCTGATATATTTGTCAAGCCTGCGCGCGCAATTAACTTCATTCAGTTGAATTTTATTGCAACACGTACAGGTATTTCGTTCGAAGAAATCGGCGTATAAAGGGAGAGAATAAATGACAACATTTAACGTAGA